TGTAGCCGTGCCTGATTTTCTATCTGCAGGCGTTCTTTGGTCATCGCCAGCTGCTGCTTTTCTGTAACCGGCGTTTTGGGATCGTTGATTTTATTATCAATCAAAGCTTTGGCCCCGGAATATACCGCGCCAACTCCGGTGCCGATAATAAACTCTTCCCCCAGCTGCCCGAGATACCCCGGCTTCGTGATCTCGTCGCCGGTCTTCTGAATCGCGGTTGACAGGTCATTGTTTGCCAGGTTGCGTGTGAACGCGCCGACAGGGTTCTGTAAAACCTCTTCCATACCTTCGCCCAGTGGCGTCTCGGTCATGAGCCGGTCGAGCAGTAATCTGCTTGCCGCCCGGTTGCCGTATCGTCTCTGATACCTAGCCAGAAGTTCTGAGAATCCTTTTTTAAACAGCCCTGCTTTATCAGCGCCGCTCACCAGGCCGAGGGGAGTAACACCCATGCCGGTCTCTATGAGGGCGTGCGGGATCGCGCCGGCCAGAACCGCCGAGGGATTTTCGAGCGGCATAACACTACCGTACCGATTTGTTTGAACTGAGTCTTTTCGGAGTTCTGGTACCGACATGCCGGCTGCGGTTCCGAGAACTTCAAGTGTTTTCGCGGCCCGGTTCGAAGTAACACCCAGGCGGCCTACGCCAGAAAGCAGCGCCTTAGTGCCAAAACCAGTAGCCAGCATGGCCGGGGCATTCTCCCCGGCGGCCTCAAGAATTCGGATGGGGTAACCCGAGCCCTCAGCGGCACGCGGGAACATTTGTTCTGCGTCATACTCGGTATCTTTCGCGTACTGATCCAGAAGCATCGCCGTGTCTCTCAGCCCTGCCATATCCGCAGCTTGCGCCGTAAGCGCCGCCGCGTTCGTTGGTAACGATACGCCGCCGCGAACCAGGACGTTCAATACTGTCGCTCCGTCGCTTGCGCCGCGGGCATTCTCTCTGGTCCGCTGAGCTTTTTCGTATTCATCGGCAATGAGAATACCTTCTGCTTCCTGTTTAAAAGCGTCCGACTCCGCTGCCGAAAGTTCAGCTATGCGCTTTTTAAAGCCGTCGATAACCTGTCTTTTCTGGTCTTCGGTCAGGCCGAGGGTGAAGTCATCACTTGCGATAATTTCTCTGGTTTTCTGGATGTAAGCGCGAAGTTTGCTTTCGGCAGGCATTTTAATCTACTCCGATTATTTTATGGGGTTGAACCCCGGCAGGGGTTTCGCGGGAGACGTGAACTGACGAAGAATTTCTAAAAGAACCGATTGCGGCAATCCTGACCCGGCGCTGTTCATGGCCGAACCCGAGAAGTCTGACAACGCCTCCACTCCTGGTCGCAATATCACGTGCTGCATCGGGTTTACCGGTTGCGGTTTCATAGCATCCGCCAGATTCGCGTCGCCGATCGCGCCTTCGGCCATGTCGAGAAAAGACTGCGGGTCTCTCGCTTCACCGCCGAAAAGCTTTGTAGAGAGCGCACTGTGATACCTGAAAAGTTTCTGATACTCACTGTTGAGACTGGCTATTTCAGTATCATTGAGAACCCGGCCCGTCTCTTCGCCGAGTTCGTTTCTCTCTTTCCCGTCGCGGATCATTCTTTTGATTCGTTCCATCTGGGTCGATGCCTGGTTGAGTTCATCCAGAACGCCTTTGTTCACAGATGCTGAACCACTTTTACCGCCGGTCTTCCCCACGTTCAGGGCGCGGTTGTTGTAGTATCCGATCTGGGATTGCTTCAACGCGCGGTTAAGCTCCTGTAGTTCGGGGTCGGTGATCTCAGGCAGGCCAAGGGTTTTAGTTATCGTTTTCAGGGCGTAGTTACGATCCCCGAAGAACGCGGGAACGATCAAGACCATACTTGCGCTGTTCCTCGTCGCGCAGCATTTTTTCACGCAGCGCTGCGTCTGCGCCTGAAGCCAATGCGCCAAGAAAGTTTCGTGTTACTCTGCTCGCCATAATTTTATTCTCCCTTACCGCGCCATCGCCAGGCGTTTCATCATCTGAGCTGTCGCAGCTCTCGCACCTTTAGACGCACCGGGAACATACGGCGCTGCTTCAGCCGGCGCGACGTTCGCGGCCATGCCTGCTGGATTTATAAGACTTCCCAGATACGCCTGTGCAGCGGTGCCTACCAGTTGGCCTATCGGGCTGGGCGCGTTCGCGTCCTGACCAAGATAGTTCATGTAACTGCTGAGAATTCCCTGACCGCCATTGAAACCGTAGGCACGGGTCAAAGAGTTGAGGGCGTCAGAGTTGACCCCGCTCATGAGGTTGAATGCCTGGCCTGCGTTGTTTACCTGCCCCTGAACCTTCTGGCCCTGGAGAGCTGACAAACCGCGTGCGCGGGTTGAGCCGGCGTTAACCAGAGCGCCGAGATCAACACCAGAGCCGAGAATACCGCGCTGCGCCATACGTTTTGTGACCGCCGATTCGGTATCGGCGATACCTCTTTCGAGACCTGCCGCGCCCTGGTTGAACGCAAGATCAGGTGCGCCCTTCAGCATTCTTAGGTATTCAGCCGCCCATTCGCGATTCTGCCCGGTGGTCTCTCTGGTCTGGTTAATCAGATCCTGCTGATACCCCTGCTGCTGGGCCATCTGCGAATTGTATAAACCCTCAAGCTGCTTGCGGGATTCTCTACCGGGGTCCCATAAGTCTTTCCAGCCCTTTTCTACGCCGCCCCATGCTTTTGATAACCAGCTCATGCCCTTTCACCTCGCAGTTGTTCAGTGCGCAGTTGCGCGGTCAGTTTTGAAATTTCGGTAGCCTGCAGGGCTACTTTCTTTTCGAGTGCTTCGATACGCCCGGTCTGAGTTCTCAGAAGGTTGTAAACATCATCAATCGTGGCCATCCGCTACCGCCCCCCAGTCGTGAATCTGAGCGCCCTGCTCACCAACAAAGCGCAGGGAAAAAGTCGTGTATCTGGTTGATTTAACTGTGAAGAATTCAGTCGTAACGGCGGCCAGGTCAAAGCCGTAAACCGTAACAAGCTGACCGTCTCCGAGCAGTTCAACAGTAAACTTGCCCTTGCCCCTGACGTAGAGTCTTTTGTTGAACTGAACCCCGTCATACCGCCCGTCAACGTGAAACTCTTTCGAGCGCCATTTGAAAAGCGGCGTGCTGTCGTCGTCCTGGTAGCTGCTGTCGTAAGTACAGAATCCTCTCAGAACAGCGTCATAAACCACATTCAGAGTTTTTGCCAGTACTGCCTGGTCGCCTATCATCAGTTCAAAAACATAAAACCGGTTATCCTGGACGCGGTTTCTGTTCGACGCATTCAGTGGGTTATACAGCGTGGGGCTGCCAGTCCAGCCTTCGGTATTCAGAATGTCTTTTACTGGTAGAGACGCTTCAACGGCGAACCTGCTATTGAACAACAAAACTGAGTCGGTTTTCTTGTTTGTCGATTTCGCCAGGGCGATGAGCGTGCCGGCTATCGCCTGCGCGGAATTGAAAGAGAATCCGGCTTTCCAGGCATCGGTATTCGTCGGGCCTTCGAAGTCTACCCGGCTCAACTGAAAGTTGTCTTCGTTGTCGCCGTAGAGAATGTAAGCATCTGTCTTCGTGAAGATCGCCAGGCATTCATTGAATTGAGCCAGGGCAATAACATTGGCGTTAAAATGGAAAAAGAATTCAGCCTTGAACTCACTGAACAAACCTGTCTTAGAGTAATAGACAAACCCCTGATGCTGTTCGTCTGGCGCAATGGCGATGAACAGCTTTTCTTTGTGCAGAACGATTGACATGACATCTTTACTGTCGAGCGGCAGATTTGTGTTGCCGTCGGTCGTAAGAACCGAGCCAAGTTCAGCATCAGGAATAGAATCGTAAAAGGTTTCACTGAACGCGCCGGGGTCTTTCTGGACGGCAAACATATACTCTTCCGCGCCGTAAGGGATTCTGTAAATTCTGATCTCAAGATTCGGGAACAGCGAAAGCGGTATGGCCTCTACCAGAAGGTCTGTAAATTTCAGAAAGCACTCGCCTGAATAGGCGTTGATGTCAGTGGCGGTTATCTCAACCTCAAGCAGCAGCGGCGGTGACTCACGGTAATTCGCTGGATTATAGTAAGTCAGCGCGTAGAAATACTTACCCGGCTGCGTGATTACACTTTTATAATTGCCGATGTAATACCTGTGAAAGCGTATTGTTATCAACTCTCCAGCGCCCGGATGCGTGAACAGGGTGACTATAACCTTGCCTTCGTCAGCAGTTCCCTCTTCCCCGGCCCTCCAGGTGAACTGATCAGGTCTTAGCCCGCCGACTACCAGAAACTTAAAATGGTGCGTCTGCGATAGATAGGTAGATGGTGCCGTCGTAAAGAAGTCTTCAAGACTTATCGGGTAATCAAACTGCCCGGCAACAGTTGTCGCCTGGCCTATATCGATTGCGTAGTCAGTCGTAACAACAGTCCGATGAACACTCAGAGATGTCAGACACCCGGCGGTAGGCACCGGGATACCGACTGGTTTTGTATTCGTAGGCGTATCGTAGATTCTCACCTGGCCCCGTGACGCATACGTGCCGCCGGCCTCTACCGGAACACGCAATGACGGGTCGATAACAAACCTTTCCCCGTTTGGCAATTTCACCTGTCTGCCCGGCGCGGCATCGTAGAGACCCGTATTAACCGGGAACGCGCCGAACTCAAGATACCCGCGATCAATTTTGCAGTTGACCATCTCCTGCGCTTCGTTCGCGCCGATGAAAATAGGGTTACTCTGGTTGAGGTAGCCGAACTTGCTCATTTACATTCTCCAGGGCATCTGCGTTGCCGGTTCAATATCCACTTCAGAATCAGTGAAACTACGACTGGCGTTAACCGCCCGCTCGAAAGCGTCCAGGTATATCGTTGATTTTTTAACATCCTGAGATTTCGAGCCTTCTTTGCTGAGCGCCAAAAAAGCGGCCCACTGCCAACAGGCGTCATGATAAACAACGGGTATCTCTGGCTCGTCTGCCGAGTCTGACAGTTGCGCCGGCAGATAGATGTAATCCATTGTCACTACCTGGTCGGCAATCCGATTCGGGGTGAACACGCCTGTTCCCGAAATTGTCAGGGGCGTGTAAATTATGACCTCAATCGTTCCGTCACTGGCCGCTGGTGTTACAAGCGTAACTTTCATATCATTCGCGCCTGGAACCGATATTAGATAGTCGGCACCGTTCAGCATAACGCCGTTCAGCAAGACTTTGACGCTGTCAGTCACATTATTGTAAAAGCAGTCGAGGAAAGTAAATTCGTCCTGGCCCGTTGTGATAGACTGCCCGTATTTCGTGGCCACAATAGCAGAGTTTTGATACACGACTTCGACCGGAGCAGTAAAAGTCGAAGTATAGGGCAGAAGCAGTCTTGAGCTGTCCGCCGGGTCGATACTCCAGTCACCAACGTTCTGATAAATCCCGTTGATGTATAGATCGATGAGGTTTTGATTGCCGTAGGGCAGGGGTATCGGAAGTTGAATTTCGTTGTTAGTCTGATAAAGCGTCGCCGATATAGTTTTAATCAGTGATGCTGAACTGTTGCCGATAACGAAAGCTGGTTTCGGGAACACCTTTACCATCTGGTTTTCAAAAAACCAGTGAACCGGATCGCCGACCATGTCTCGCCAGCTCTCTTCAAAACGGTATCCCGCACCTACCAACTCTCGCTGATGTGACGTGCCGGAATACGCGGTTTCGAGGAACTTCAGGCTTTTTTTGTCCAGGGGTTTGCCGAGATACTGAACCCCAACCGGCTCGATGATATCGGTAGGCAGAAAGTAAACCCCGTCTTCGAGATCGCTTTTGTCCAGGTATGCGTTTTTGCGCAGGAACCGGCTGCGCTTTACAAACTCAACCAGGCCGTCGTTAATATAGCCTTTTAACTCGGCTTCCAGCCAGTACTGAGGCGTGGCGTTCTCAGCCAGAATATTTAATAGTTTTGAGTAGAGCTGCCCGAAATTCATTTTGACCACCCTTTAAAGTTAAGGCGGGCAAGCCGAAGCCTGCCCGCCAGCCGGAAGAAACCAGTTGTCTATGGCAAAGACACGGTTAAATCACTCTTTTGCCTTTTTAGGCAGCGTCTTTATCGCGGGGCTTTTTTCGGTCTCGTCTTCTCTGGGTGTTACTTCGACTATGCCGAGTTCCGGGATCTTCGCTTTCTTGCGCAGCATTTCAATAACATCGGGGTCTTCAGTCACGAAGGTTCCGTTATGGAAAACTGCAGGATGACGAGTGTCGCCGGTAATAAGGTTTTTATGTTCACTCCAGAATTTAGCCACGAGTTAGCCTCCTCATGCGATTACGATTTTTGCGTGACGTTCCTGAGAGATAACTTTCAGGCCCGATTCGCCGATGATCTGGTCTTTTCTACCGTCAACGTCGGGTGACTGAACGTTTTCTTTCCATACGTCGGGTCTGAGAACCATTTCTTCGAGCAGCGCGGGTTCAAGGGCAAAACCGGTCGGCGCTGAGTAAATCTGATTCATGGTCTGGTCAATCATGAAGTCCATGTCGCCGTAGATAGTCGAAAGACGACTGATCTTGATACCGAATTCCTTGCTGCGCGGGCTGATTTCCATGCTGATTTTGTGGTTGGTCAGGATTTCCTGCTGGACCAGAAGCGCCAGGCCACTGTTGCAAACGAGAATCTTTTCTTCTCCACCGTATTCATAAGCCATTTTTGCAAATTCCATGAAATAGTTGTAGGTGAACGAAGACTTGTTATAGACGTTCGCGGTGATGAACTGATCGAGACCGCCGGTAGTTCTCAGCGGCTTGCCATCAGCGGCAGTGATTTCGTTTCTGCGGCCAACGAAATATGAACGGGCGCGTTCGAGAAGAAACTGATCCCATTCCAGACGTTTCTGGAAAGAGAGCTTGTTCACGTCGCCATAATATTCAGTGGCTTCGCTGGTCGCGGTTGCGTCAACGGCGCGTTTGAAAATCTGGGTGAAGTTGTAAACTTCAGTCGGTGAGTAGGCTCTGGCATCGGGAGAGGCAGAACCTTCAGAGAAAGCATTGCCAACCAGAACGATTACATCCGCGGAAGTAATGGCCGCAGCGGTAGAGCCGCCCCAGCCTCTGACGATTGTCAGGTTGTCGCCGGATACGTTGGTAACGCGGCAGCTTTCTTTAGTGTTGCGGTTGTAGATGATGTCATTGACCGTGAACATCGCACCGGTACCAGTGGTTACGGCAAGTGTGGTGGCGCTGTCGTTGATCGTGGACGCACAGGCAGACAGCGGAGTGCCAACGTCGATGTCGGCCCATTCGAATTTCGGGCCTTTGCAGTTGACTGCTTTTTTGCCGATCGCGTAGCCGTTGCGGCCACTGGCGGAACTTCTGCGCTTCATGGTCAACAGACGCATGAACACGACAAAGGCCGCGAAGTTTGCGCGTCGCTGATAGACCTTCGGGTCCATCTGTCTGATGCGCATGGTTGAGGTGTCAGACGTTGCGAACTGGCCACGTTTGGCGATATTAAGAGACATAATTCAAACCTCCGTGTTTTTCTCTTAGCTCTCTCCGAGAGCCGGGTTAATAGTGACTATTAAAAGCCGAGAATGTCACTTCCGAACACCTCGCCCTTTTTCTTGTCCTGCTGAGCTTTGATCGGTTTTTTGCCTTCAGGTGCTTTACCATCGAGCAGCTTGCCATGAGCGCCGGCAACCTTTTTCGCCAGGTCCAGAAGCTTGCTCGGGTCGCCTTTCGCCAGAGATTCTTCAATCTCAAGATAGGCGGCATGAGAAATTTTATTCAGCGCCTCCGCCAACTGCTTTTTATGCTCCGGCTTCGGCAGAAGCTTGTCCATCTGACTGTTGATGTTCTGGTAAGTCTTGCGGGTCTGATGCTCGCCAGCGATTATCTGAACCGCTTTCTGGTATTCAGCTTTGCGGCTGTTGATCGCTTCATTTACAAAGTAGTTGAACCGGGCAATATGCTTGGTATCGAATTCGTCATACTCGCCGAATTCTGCTTCGATAGCCTTTTTGGCTTCGGCTTCAGCAGCGGTGAAAAATTCTTTTGACCCCGGAATGTAGTCAGGCTTTACCCGGCTCTTGATTTCCTCATCGAGCGTTGCGAAGTCCTGTTTTTCAGCGTCCTGGTTGCCGTCAGTTTTATCCTGGCCAGATTCGCCGGCATCAGCCTTTTCGCCGCCGGACTTATCGTCTTCAGAAGCATCAGACTCTTCGCTGTCTTCGTCGTTCTCTTCGTCGTCGGTGCCTTCAGCGTCCTGGTCGTCTTCAGAATCGTCTTCGGAATCATCCTCAGAGTCATCTTCGAAGTCAAAGTCTTCAGCGTCCTGGTCGTCGGTCTCTTCGCCGGCACCGGCTTCAATCTCGGTGCTTTCATCCAGTTCGTTAATTTCTTCCTGGTTGTCGTTTTCCGTGTTCATGCCAATTACTCGCCTCCGTGCTGTTTCTTCGTAAGCGTTTCCTCTGCGTCTTTGCCGTTCAGAATCGCTATTTCGATGGCGGTCTGTAAATCTCTGGCCGCCTTCATTTCAAATTGTAGCATAAAAAGACGGCTATTATCAATATTTTGATAATAGATTATCGGCATTGTGGAAAACTCATTCTTGCACTGCTCAATTATGCGATTGACCAGGACTTCGAGAACTTCCGCTGCAATCTCTGCTTTCCTGCCAAATTCTCGCAAGTTGCGAAGCTCTTCATATTCTTTCGCGGTAAGATTGATCTGCATTACTGTTTCAAACCTCCCGCCATCGGTGCAGACTGCTGCGGCTGAGCCTGCTGAATTCCGGCCATAACTGCCTGGGTAATTTTCGCGCCGGTCTCTGGATCAAGACCAGCTGACTGAAGAATCTGGCCGAGCATCTGAGGCAACTGCTGAACAATGGCCTGAGTCTGCATAGCCGCACCTGCCTGGCCTGCCTCGATCCCGATAAATTTGTCGGGGTTCGTGAATCCCATCTCTTCAATGATCTGCCTGGCGGTTTCAAACATGCCCTGCGGCGAGGCTGCGCCGATCTGCAGAAGCGGCGGCAAAATCTGGGCAAACATCAGCATCAGGTTTTGAACAGTGAGCTGCTTATCTTGCAGGCCGATATTGCTTGTTACCTGAACATCGAATTCACCGCTTATGTCGTCGGGGTGGAACTCGTAATAGTCGTTTGTGAGCCTGAAAGTGAATTCCTTGTCCAGGTTTCGCTTGTTGAGAGTAATCAAATGCTTGTAAAGAGGAACCAGGCCATTTTCCGCGCCGTCGCGTGCCATCTTTCTAAGTCGCTGTTGGCTTGCCGCCATGATCTTTGTTATGCCGGTCGCCGTTTTGTTCAGGCTCTCTGAGTCGAGGCCTTGGTTGTATTTCGTGATGCCTGTGCGTTGTTCAGCCCAGTTACTCGCAAGCTCAATCAGCGGCATTGTCTCAGGCGCAAGCTGATATTGCGGCATGGCCTGAAGTAAGTCACCGATCTTTTTGCCACCGGTAAGATCGACCCGTACCAGTTTTTTACCGGCCTGAATGTCGCTGATCGCGGCGGGCTGGTTGGAGTCAACACCAAAAACGCGGTCATTGTTTATGGCGGTGTTGATGATGATCTGTCTGATCAACGCGGTTTTCAGGTCTTGAATGTCCTGCAGATAATCTGCAACGCCCTCTTTCCATTTCTGATAGCTGTTTGCGTAGAATGAGATGGTAAAGAACGGGTTGCGGTCGTATTCATTGATTTCGGCAAGCAGAACCCTGCCGTTGCAGAGGATAACGCGCACGTTTTCGAGCAAGCCATCACCGTCAACGTCGTATTTGCCGTAGCACTCGTAGACAACTACTTTCTTTCTGCCCTCCTGGCCGTCTTTAAGACTTGCGTCGAGGGTGTCCGCTTCCTGCTCGTCTTCGCCCGTGTAATTCCTGATCGCGTCAAATATCCTGACCATGCTGTTACCCTGGTCTGAATGTGGATCGATAAAAGGGAAATTGTCTTCGGTATTGCGGAATATCCCGGCCTTGCCGAGCCGCCGAATATCGTCATACAGCATGAAATGGCGGTAACACTCGAACACGTTGCGGCCCGATTCGTCCTGTTCTGGCAGAAAGATGTATTCGCCTGGCCGGATGTTCCGAATTGTGGGCTGATCTTTCACGCGCACCTGCTCTTTGATCAGCAGCTTGTAAGTTCCGTCCGGCAAGGCCTCGACCTTCTTAATTATCTTTTCAGCCTGGTCTGCCGGAATCGAGTAAAACTCTTCAGCGGTTGCCTGATACCAGTTCAGCTTTTTCTCTTCGATGATTTCCCAATCCAGCTTAACGACGCCAAGGCCTGACTCAACCGCGTCTCTGATCCACTGGTCAATCAGCACATACCCGTTGTTCTGAGTCTGCATCTGATATTTGATTACCTTCTCCAGGACTTCCGGGTCATCGTCTGGAGAGCGGCCAAAGATACCGACGATCTTGTCAGCGCCGAAATATACCTCTGTAAATGACGGCATAAGCCATTCAACGATGTCTTTAACGTCGCTGGTCGAGAAGCTCGAAAGCTCTGACAGCTTTTCAAACTTCTGCTTGTAGTAGTCTTTATTGCTGTGCAGAAGGTTGTAACGCATGATTACGCCTTCAGCTATGCTTGCATCGAAGTATCGTTCAGCTTCGTTTTTGTCGGAAATAACGATGTCGAAAAGATCTTCATCGCTGACTTTGAATTTCTTGGCCGGTTTGTATTCTTCCAGAAACTGCATTGTTACATTGCTCCTGCGCGTCTTATGTCATCATCTTTAACCTGCACGGGCCGCGTTCTTTCCGAAAGGAACTTGAGCGCCTGCGTGGTCGAGTCAACGTCATCGTCATGTGGTGCGTTCGGAAACGCTGCTATCTCGGATTCATAATCGATAAGCCAGGGCGCGAACTCAGGCAGATAAACCCTGCCCGATTCAACCAGGCCACTGACGCCCTGCGCTCTCGATACCTTTGATTCAGCAAGCCTGCCGCCCTTCGGCATTACACCGACTACAGGCAACCTGGTTTCTCTTTGCAATACCTGTAAAAGCTGCTGCCCGCTGCCTTTATCCTCGATCAGAATATAGTTCGGGTTATCACGCGCAGCCAGAGATTGAACCGCCCTGAGAAGATCAGGGAACTGTAGGCGCTGATTAAAACGATCAGCCAGATAAAATCTATTCTCGTGCGCGTGCCATACCGTGCCGCTCGACGGGTCATTGATCTCATCATCCTTGATGCCTGTATCCCAGCTGTGAATTAACAAGTTCGGGTACTGAGGAAGCGTTCGGTATCGCTTGAACCATTCTATTTTGAATATGCTGCCCTCTTCGGGCGTAGGCTGCTGCTGATAGAGCGCCGACCATTCGCGCGAACCGGATTGCTCTTTTATCCTGGCAAGAGCATCGAGCGGGTAATCTTCAGGCCACAGCGCCTCGCCGATCTCTCTGCCTATCTGGTCACAATCCTCAGCTATCGCCGGTAGTGACAAAACGCGCCAATTCTCCGAGGAATGATCCCGAAGCAGCCAGCCAGCCAGGTCGTCATGATGCCAGCGTGTGTTCATTATAATGACCGCGCCGCCGGGCATGAGACGGGTATAAGCAACTGACCGGTACCAATCCTTGAGCCGCCGCCGGTAGGTTTCGCTGTCTGCTTCCTCACGGCCCTTCACCGGGTCGTCTATCAAAAGCAGGTGCGCACCTCTACCTGTAGCCGCGCCACCGACACCGAGGGCAAAGTAACTGCCGCCCCGGGTAGTTGCCAGGCGCTTCTGACTTGCGCTGTCGGTAGACAGCTGGCACTCTCTGAAAATAGTTGAGAAGGTCATGTCAGCCATCTGGTTTCTGATCTTGCGGCCAAAGTCTTCAGCCAGTTCCTGCGCGTAGGTCGCGTGAATGATGTATTTATCGGGATTGCGCCCGAGATACCACGCCGGGAAAAACTCTGACGTGATCATTGATTTTCCGTGCCTTGGTGGCGCGAAGATCATCAAACGCTTGCATTTTCCCGACTCCACATCTTCGAGAGCCTTGGCTATCGCCTGGTGGTGTCTCGCCGCGCGATAGTTCGGCCACTGCAATTTTGCATACTCGATCAGATCGCGCCGGGCGAGTTCGTTTTTAATATCCGCTGCTGCCGGCAATATCATTTATTGCCTGCCTTTTCAACCAGGGCGAGAAGTTGGCGCAACTCTTCTTTGCTGAGTTTTGAAAGGTTGTGCTCAGTCTTCAGTTCAATCGCGCCACCATCTTTGCCTGTGATTTCTTTTTTCTCCAGGCGCAGCCCGAGAATATCGACCATGTTACGAACAGCGCCGTTCGCGCCTTTTGGATCCCACATACCCGGACTGGTGCATTTATCAATGATCAGTTTCGTCTTGCGCAGCAGCCAGTGACGATGATTGACTGATTTTCGTCTGATGCTTCGCCTGCGTTCATCAACGGCTTCTTTGACCATCGGCATTAACAGGAGGTCTGCGGACTGTTGTTGTGCACTTCTGGGGCTATACCCGGCCCTTATAGCAGCCTGCGTGCCGTTAAAATCAACGACATACTCATCAACAAAGCGTTGCCGCTTTGGTGAAAGTTTGCTGTATGCTGATTGTTCTGCTTTCTGGCTCATACTTTTATATTATCAGTTTTTTGATAATAAAGAAAGTATGTGCTATACTGACACCATCCTCTCAAAAGATCCTCTCACATCACCCCGTCACTTTTCGACGGGGTTTTCTTTTCTGTTACGCTTTTCAAGCGCTTTCTGACACGGCCTTGCACTTCGGCTGGCCTATTGTGCGTTCATAGTCGAGGCCAAGGCCCAGCCATTTTCGGCAGAGACTTCTACCGCCGACAAAATAGTGCTCGTTCCTGGAATTCAATAAAAGGGCCCAGCCTTCTTTACTCATTTATTTTCCCTTTCTTTACTTTCGGGCACGTGAAACATGGCGCGGATGCTGCCTGTTCTCTCATGGCTTTTGTCCACTGCTTGCGCTCTGCGTAGCAGGCCCAAAGCTTCGGTTTTCCGCATTTCGGGCACAACGAGTTAATTTCAATCCGGTAATACATTTTTACTTTTTCTCCAGCTTTCGCAGTCTGACCTCAAGCATTTTTCTGACAGTGCTCCTGGTCTCTCTTTCAAGACAAACCTTAATGGATTCGACACCCAGTTCTGCCACACGGGCTTTCGCGCAATCTACGCTTGCGTGACAAACCGATCTGATATCTACCTCAACCAGAGTGGCGTATTCTTTGCACGAGTCTTCCGGCGATATTTTCGCCTGCCCTCTCGGCCCGAAATAGTTGCCGCACTCACCGCGCTGGTGATAATACCCGCATGTTTCACAAGTCTTTGCCATAATACTCACCTTTCTTCCGTGTATTTTCTGATTCTGGCCTTTAGGGAGTCCAGAACGTATGCCTGCGCTTCGTCTTTCTTATCCAGGGCGGCGATAACATCATCATCGCGGGTGCCTTGAGTTACCAGGTGATGAATGATTACCTTCTGAGTCTGCCCCTGGCGGTGAAGACGTTTATTCGCCTGGGTGTAAAGTTCGTAGTTCCAGTTCAATCCGAACCAGACAATGTGGTTCCCGCCGTCCTGCATATTGAGACCGTATGCTGTGCTTGCCGGGTGGGCGAGAAGCACATCGATTTTTCGGTTATTCCAGTCAGCCAGGTCGCGTTGATCCTGGTAAACTCTTACCGATAAGCCGCTGCCTGAAAGAGCCGTCAGAATCCGGTCGCGGTCGTGCTGAAAGTTATAAAAAACCAGTACCGGTTTACCGGCCAGGCCTTCAACCAGTTCAAGAAAAGCATCGACTTTGCAGTTATGGATCTCGTGAACGCTTTTGTTCTCGTCATAAACCGCGCCGTTCGACAGCTGCAAGAGCTTGTTAGAGAGCGCGGCGGCGCTGGTCACCGATATTAACTCTTTGTCGTCGGTCTCCAGGATCATCTGTTTCTCAAGTTTCAGATAAAGCTGCTGCGCCTTGTCATCGAGTCTTACCGGGATAGTGTTATAAACCACGTCTGGCAGTTCGATGTAGTCTTCTGACTTCATCGAGACGCAAATATCAGATATTTTTTCCAGGATTCGCCGGTCGGCATTTTCTTTCAGATCGTAACTGGTGACGATATGGCCTATACGATTACCGGGGGTGAAATATCTCTCCCGGAAAGCAGAGTAAGATTTCTCCAGGCGGGCGCCGCCGTCGAGTAGGAATATTTGCGCCCACAAGTCGGCTATGCCGTTCGGCGACGGCGTGCCGGTCAGACAAACCAGGCGGCTGATCTTTGGCCGGACTCGCTTTAATGCTTTGAACCTTCCGGTTCTGGGGTTTTTGAAACTGGTCGATTCATCGAGAACCACCATGTCGTAAGGCCATCGATTACCGAAGTATTCGACCAGCCACTTGATGTTATCCCGGTTGATAACGTAGATATCCGCCGGGGCGAGGGCCGCCCGGATCCGCTGTTTCGTGTCGCCGAGAATTGTTGACACCACCAGGCCGTTAAAATCAGACCATTTCTGAGTTTCATTCTGCCAGGTGCTTTCAGAAACCTTTTTCGGCGCGACGATCAGCACTTTTCCGATATCAAACCTGAACGCCTGAAGCTCACGGATCGCAGCCAAGGTGATTGAAGTTTTTCCTAAACCCATATCCAGAAAGAGGCCGATATCAGGTTTGCTGATGATCTCGTTAATGCAATGCTGCTGGTATGGGTAGGGGTTAAACTGTCTCACGGATAACCCCTTTTAGCGCCTCTTTTATGCGATATTCAAACGGCCCGAACAAGTTTTCGCCACGCAAAAACCGGTAGAGAGTGCTGAGACTTACGCCAGCCAAAATGGCAAAATCCCGTTTATAAATATTTCGTTTCGCGCAGAACACCCGCACCATCTTCTGACGCGAGTTTGCTAAATTGCTTCTGGCATGGCCAGTGTCAGTTTTCATGTTCATTTCTCGATCTACTTTCTCCAGTTTGTTCGGCCCGAGGGCCGGCGTAGTGTCTGATGAAGTCGTCAACCTCTTCTTTGCTGCGGATGATCCAGATAGTCTGCTGAAGTTTTCGCAGCTTCTGAAACTGGGCGCACTGCACTCTGGAAAGAATACCGTCAGCCCGTTTCAGTTCGACAAAAACAAGTCTGCCACCAGGGAGGGCGCACAGACGATCAGGCACGCCCGCGTTACCAGGCGAAGCGAACTTGTAGCACGCGCCGCCGATCTTCTTTACCTGGTCTCTCAGATAAACTTCGATACTTTTTTCTGATTGCATTATTCAACCTCCGCCTGGCGTTTAACAATCGCTTCCAGAGAAATAACCTGCTGCTTCAGCTCTTCAATCTCCCGCAGAATGACTTTGTAATCGCTCACCCAGATATTTATCTGCATCAACACTATCGCCACGACTCCGGCCAGCCAGGTCATTTTCATTACCTGAAAATTTTGTTTCATCCGCTCCCGTTCGTATTCAACCGTTTTATCCATTGCTAAGACCTCCTGTAACCCGCTGTTTACGCGGGGCTTGTACTTTTTTTTGATTCGTGCTTTAATCAAAGCATGAATACCAACTTCAACACTGTAAATCCGGCCCGGCTGACTTTTTACCCTCAGCCAATTCTTGCCGGTCGGTTTTCTTCACGCTTGTAAACAAACTAAAGTTTGTTTACAGATTGTTTACAACTTTGTTTACGCTTAAACCTGTTTAAACAGGGGTTTTGATACGTTTTGTAAACAAAGTAACAAACTTTCCTTATATGACTTATGAATATAAGGCCGTAATTTTTTAGAGAAGTAAGCATATTTTTTGATGTCCTTAAAATTGATATTCACCTAAGAAAACTTTGTTGTTTGTTTACAAATGTATCTAAACCCGTATGAATAAAGAATTACGGCGTAAACAAAGTTGTAAACAATCTGTAAACAAACTTTAGTTTGTTTACAGATCAGTCAGAACCGATTCGTTTTACCCCCCTCTGGTGCCCGCAGTAACTCGTGCGGATAGTCGTCGCCCGTTCCCATTCAGGCAGCTTTCGGAGGATGTTATTTATTCTGATACTGTCCCGGTTCGAGAAACTGCCAAGGTCTTTCCCGAAACATTCGCACCAGATCTCAGCAGCGCAAACGCGGTCAATTCTTCCGGTCGGTTCGGCGTCGGTCACGGCATGGCCGGCCAGGAACATTCTTCTTTTAACCAGGTCGAGATCGGCCCAGTTTTCCGGGACCGGGGTTTCCAGGTATTTTTCGATCAAGCCTGACCATTCGTCAGTAATCTCGTGGCGGCGCTGCTCTTTTCTGGCGGTCGCGGCGGCATCGCCTGTGAGGTAAGGCGCAATCGAACCAGCTTTGTATAGCGCCATGGCTTCGGCCCATACCTGGTCAACTTCATCGGCTGTCAGATCATTGAATACCGATTTAACAGGCTGTTGCTTGCCAAGTCTGACCGGCCAGTATCTGCGATTACCGGTTGCGTCTTTCAAAAACTCATCGTCGTTGGTCGAACCAAAGAACACGCAGCGGCGCGGGTATTTTTCAGCCCGTCTGCCATAAGCGACTCTGAAGAAGTCTTCGGTTTTCGAGATGAACTGTTTTATTTTATTGGTCTCTGACCGACCGAACGCCGACAGTTCCGGCAGCTCGTTAATCCAGACTCCCTGGAGAAGTTCCGAAGCATCTTTACCTTCGAACGTCTGCAGACTGTCGCTGAACCATTGCTTGCCGAGTCTGGCCAGGAAGGTTGATTTACCCAACCCCTGAACGCCGACGAGAATTGGAACGTAGTCAAACTTGGTGCCGCCGACTACGGCCCGGCCAATGGCGCACACCAGACTGACGCGCATAACCTGGGCCGTGTATTCGTTGCGGTCGGCCCCGAGGTAGTCGGCTAGCAGGGTGTCTACTCTCGGAAGTTCATCCCAGATCAGAGAGTTAAGATACTGCGCGACGCTGTTATACCGGTTACGGAATGAAATAATATCAACGGCTTTGAGCATATTGGCAGAACCGGTAATCTGGTAACCACTCTCCAGGTAGAGGTAAAGATTAGAATCGTCGGTATCGGTCCAGCCGCGTATTTTGTTTTCGTTGTTCCAGGGCAGCGCCGCCGGTGACGTGGGTCAGAATGGTTACGATATTCTCGACAGAGGGCTTCGCTGAACCGTCTTTTTTATAGCTGAGTAATTTAGTCCAGCCGGTGTCGTCGCTGGCGGTCACGGTTTCAGGCTCTGCCTGGAAGACTTGTTTAGCGTGGTCGCGCTTTTCGTCCGCCTGTAGAGCGCACACTTTCGGGTCATCGAGGATCCTTTTAACCATTGCCGCAAACGAGGCCGTTTTGTGTTCTGGCGTGTCGGGTTCAAGTTTGCCGTCAAGATCACCGAACAGGTGAAGCCGCACCAGGTCGAAGGCGTTAGTAAGTCTGCCGCAGCAGGGGTCAGTCGCGTGGTGCGAGAAAATGAACAGCCCGTCACCGTAAAGCACCGCGCCGCCGGTCGTGGTTCCTTTGGCGTAAGTGTAGCGGTTCTGGCCGGCTTCGGTGTAAAGTTCCGGCAGGAATTCGGCGATAGCTTCGCTGATGTCATACGCCCGGCAGAACGTGCCGACGATACCGGCCTTAGTGACCGGGCTTGCCTGCTGCTTGGCCATCTTGAGAAAGCGGATGCGCTCATCGGGAAGAGTTGGCCAGGCCTCAACGTCTCTCCAGTTCTCGACGCTTTCGAGCACGCCGGCGGCGCACAGGAAAGGCGCGTCGTTGATCTCGAACACGAACTCAGAGTTGCTTGAGCAGCTGGGGAAATACATCAGGCGGTTTGCCTGGAAAGTTGTCGGGTCGCAGTATTGCAGAATACCGGTTTTCTGCGCAGTGATTCTGGCCAGGGGTTCGTATTCGTCCGGGGTAACCGGTCGGTCGGTCGGTATTACTACGCGCAGGCGCGGTCGGTCAGGGCGATGACTGCGGGTCGAGTAAGCTGCGAACGCGCAGCCGGCGGAGAAAAGTTTTTTGAGGATCTTTTCAAGTTCGCCCGCCGGTATGCTATCGAGGTCGAGACAAATAAGGTCTCGGGATTTTAAATTATTTGAAGACCGGCGGTTGCCTTCGAACTCGCCGCCGACAAAGCCGCCTACGTCTTTGAGTTCGCCCTGTCTGGCCTTCGGCAGGCGCTCATACTCTTCCAGGGTTTCAGATGATACTACAGGCGTTTTCAACCGGTTCACAAATGCTGACCAGGTTGTTCTGTTATTTTTCCAGCTGCGGTCATGTCTGCTTGCGCCTACGTAAATTGTGATATGCCGGTTATTCTTCAGGTAGTTGTTCAAATATTTTATGTCAGCCATGTCTCAATCCTTCTTATAGAACTGCGTTTCGAACCCGGCGGCGTTCAGCGGCAGAGTCTTCGCCCAGGGAATGGGTTTTCCCATTACCCGGCAGATGTCATCGGCTGAAGTCTCGGGGCCGGTCTCGACAACTATTTCATCGTGAACGTGCATGACGATCTGTTCGTGCAGGCCATTGGCGACAAGCGCGATACTGTGCGCGAGACAGTCACGGGCCACGGCCTGCGTGCAATTATGAACTACCACCGGGCCGGAGTCAGTCAGTATGGTAAATCTGTGGCGCGGCCCGGCGTTTGTCAGATCGTAAACCGGTTCGTAACATCCGCCGGAGAGAATAAAAACTTTCTCGGACATTGGTGGGCTAACCGGTAGCAGAGTGTGTTTACATTGATTCCCGACCGTTCCGCTGCTTCTGATATAGTCATGCGCCCCCACGGCGTGCTGATTATGGTGTTCGTTCGTTTGTTTCGGCTTTGCGTCTTGACTGAAACCCAGCGGCAGTTTTTCGGTTCGTAGTCTCCGTTGTTGTCTATTCGATCTATAGAAAGACCTTTTTCGTATGAGGGCCCCATGTCGGCCCAGAAATTCTCGAAACTCTCCAACCATCGTTCGCATACTCTGATGCCCCGGCCCCCGTAATTGTGCCAAGCCTGGTGCGCTGGCAGAGTGCAGCGGACTTTCATTGAGCGCCATACGGCAAACGCCGGGTGTTTTGACATCCCGTGAGTAGTCCTCGACTGTTTTATCAACTCGGCTCTCTGACAACCGCAGGATGATTGTTTCTGCTTCATGAATTCGCTGGCGGGCATGACGATTATTTTTCCGCAGTCGCATTGAATTTTCCACAGTGATTTTTTCCCGTCTGAGCCGTGGTATTCCAAGGCGGTCAGGGATTTTAACTTCATTCCAGTTATGTTTCTCGCACGATGATGCACTAGCCCAGCCCTCCAGGGTTAAGATTTTATGATCCGGGGTTAACCGAGTTCCGTTCAGGGTAATAGTCTGCTTGGTGCCTTTAAAAATCAGGCCTTCATGAGCTACCCAGGTCTCTCCATCCCAAACTTGATCGGTGGTTGCTACGGCCACAATAGGCAGCCAACCACGACGGGTAAGAACCAGCGTATCGGCGGCCAGACAGTTCTCAACCAACTTCCCCCCGTATGTGTCTTCAACGCCCCACTTGAAGGTAGTTTTGTTAACAGTTTTGAATGCAAGCGCCTGGCGGCCAAAACGATTCTGTTTGATTGAGGGTTCCGGGTAATAAAGTTTCCGGCCAGACGGCAGAGTGATCGAGAGGAAGCGAAGCCCGTTTTTCATTTCCACTGAGCAGATCAGATATCCGACTGGGGTCGGCATTCCGGTTTCGAGCGTATAGAGGCAACCATCTTCCAGGTCGCGCCACAGCTTCGCGATGTTTTTATTGGCGTTTCTGAACCGGGTTACTATTTCCTGCATTTCGTTCTCAGACAGGCCCATTTTGTCAGCGCCCATTGCAATCAGGGCGTTTACTCCCCCCTGGTAACCGAGTGCCAGAGTCGCGATCTTGCCCTTCTGTCTCAGTGAATATTCCGGGTTGCCCTTCGCGATCCGGCGCATATCAACCCCGAACATCTGCGAGGCCTGGGCTTCATAAATCTTGCCGTGGGTTCTGAATACATTGAGCACCCATTCTTCCCCGGCGAGCCATGCGAGCACCCGGGCTTCGATAGCAGAGAAGTCGGCTACGATAAATTTCTTGCCTTCCGCCGGTATAAAAGCTGTCCTGGTCAGCTGTGAAAAAACGTCTGACAGATCTTCGTAAAGGAATTCAAGGTCATCGGTTCGACCTTCAGCGGCAAGCTGTCTGGCCAGGTCAAGACCCGGCAGATCGTTACGCTTCAGGTTGTGAACCTGCACAAGTCGCCCGGCCCATCGACCAGTTTTATTCGCGCCGTAGAACTGTAACAGCCCTCTGATACGGCCATCGTCGCAGACAGTCTCAAGCATGGTGTAATACTTTTTGATGCTGGTTTTCGAAAGCTGAGACTTCAGCTTCAGCACTTCTTTAACATCGCCGTCGGATATTGATATTGCACTCTCGACGGTCGCTTTTTGCAGATTCGCGAGACCGGCGTCGTTATCTTCGAGCCAGGCCATCAACTGCCGGGCGCTGTTTGGGTTGTCGAGTTTTGTAATATTTTTGGCAGTTTCCATTAACTTTTCACGGTTTTTTGTATCTAATTCGATGATTTTTGTAACAAAAGCCCGGTCAATTTTGATACCGGCGGTGTTAATGGCCGCGTCGAGAACCCACAAAGCCTGTTCTCTGGCAGGAACCGGGAAGGGCTCAATTTTCTTGAGAATTTCCATTTCCGCCACGACATCCTGGCGGTTGTATTGTTTGTAGAGTTCCCATTTTTCGGGGTCGTGTTCGGGTAGATTGCGAACGCGCCCGCCGTTGGCCCTGGTAGGTTTGCAGGGCGATGAAAAATATTTAACCAGGGCTTTGCCTTGCTTCATTTTCTTTGCGTCAGAAGCGATACCCAGGGCGTCACCGACGGCTTCGAGGCCTGCCGGATAGCCGAGGTAGAGACCGTGGAGCATGGTGCAACGCCATTGGCTGATAGGTGTCGGCCATACCCGGCGATTCAGGGCGCACCATTCGAAAGTAGCGTTATAGGCGTGCTTGATGACTTCGCGGTCTTCCAGGGCGAGAATTATTTCAGGCGGTATCACTTCGCCTTTGGCCAGATCGACTGTCACCACGTCGCCAAAATCGGCGGAGTAGGAAAACAACAGTATTTCGAAGTCATCAGACCCTACGTATTTATACAGACCCTGTTTGGTGATATCTACTGATGAATAGGTTTCTATGTCGATGCTGAGGTGCTTCAATGGTTCTCTCCCGGCTGTGTTTAGTGTGGTTCTGGCGAAAGCGGGGCCGGGTTAACGGCCCCGCTTGCGTTCTGGCTTACGCGGCGACTTCTCCGGTGATCGGGTCATACTCAACCGGTGCGAAAACTTTTTTCACATCAACCCTGCCACCGCCCAAGGCTTCGCCATCAGCAACTTTCTGAACGGCACGAATTGAACAGCCAACACCTTTCTTGCCGTTGAAGTTGTAGGGGAAGAAAGCAACGTTCACTTTGGCATACATGCCGCTGTAGACTTCAGAGGGGTCAACGATCTCAACCAGGTTGCCATTAACGACAACGGGTTTGCGGTCAACCGAAGCCGACGCGGTGAAAACATAGTGGCCTTTGCATTCGTCGCCGAAAGCCATGCCGTCGCTCGGTCTCACGCCGTCGCCGTCGTAGATCGGAACCGGAATGATCGGCGGTTTGACGCCGTTCCATTTGCCGGTTACGCCTTCAACTTTGGCCGCTTCGATAGCTGCGTCAATGGCAGCTTTGGTTTTCTGGTCGCTTTTCGGTACCAGAATTGTGCAGGAATACTTTTCTTCCTGGCCTTCCGCGAAAGCGTAGGGCTTCATAATGTGTTCGTAAGAGAGTCTTACTTTGCCGGTGGTGACTTCGGTAGTCGGTTTGGTCATGATTCATTCTCCTGGTTAAAAATTTTGGTCACATCAACGTTTTTAAATGCGGGTCGTTTATCGGTCTCTTCCGCCAGTGCAGGCTTGCCGGGCGGTCGGGCGATGAACTTGTCGAGCTGCTCGAATTCCTTTTTACCCATGAGCTTTTCAATGGCTGAGAGTGACAGCGGTTTGCGTTCGTAGAGCATCGCCTCTTCAACACCGAGAGCCATGACGGCCTTGAGTGCTTCAGCTTCGTCTGTCCAGGTGCGAACGCTGCGGCCTTCGACAGCTTTCCAGCCGGGTATCTCTTCGCCCTTCAGCAGCTCGTTCAAGGCGTGTTCTTTCAGATCGGCAAGCCATTTTGCAACGTCTTCGCCCTGCTTGATATAGCGCCCGATTTCCTCGGCGGTCAGGGTGTCGGTCGGAATTTTGGTGAAGCCGGCCAGCTCGATATTCTTTTCAGCCCTGACTTTGCAAACTGCTTTAGCTTTGCAGAAGCGGCACCAGTCGCCGGGGTTAACTTCGGCGTTATCAGTCAGTGCCTTTTCAGCCTGCGCCCTGGCGAACTCGCCGAACTCAAGCAGATCGGCGGTAGGTATGATTTCGCTGCTGATGCTGTCAAGGC